TACTTCTGCTGGGCTTGGAAGAGTTGGTGTGGTAGTATCCCCAACACCAAATAACTTATCTTCTAAGGCCTTCAATTTACCTTCATCAGCAACTGTTGAATCAATAGTGATAAGAGCAGTTGGCTTGATATCTGCAGTAACTTCAACAGAAGTAGTTGTGAAGTCCCAGTTAAGTTTAAGACCATCTGGCTTATCGTTAACTGTTTCATAACCACGTTCTGAAGGTGACACTTTAGCATTGTAAAGCAAATGAAGCTTATGACCAAACTCTGATCCTTGAGTATCATTACCTACTTTAGTCCAGTAAGCCAAACCAAAGGCAACACGAGGTTGTTGACCAATAGCCACCCCATCTGCTGGTGTAGCTGATCCATCGCAAACCGCAAATTCATCTGGATATGTATAAGCTTCGATTGAACCCTTCATAACTTCTTCAGACATAAGTGATAAGTACTTGATGTCATCAGCATAAAGAGCTGTTGCTTCAGCCCCATCAGGTTTTTCGGTTACTTTTGTTAATCCACTCCAAGCAACACCAGGCCCATACTTACCTGTTTTATCTTGAACAAACAAGGCACCATGACTGGTACCTGCCTCAAATTTTCTTGTACCTACTTGATCCCATACTAATGCTGCCATATTATTTTCCTCCTAAAGATTGAATGTCATAAATATTAAACACTGAATGATACAAATTATCGGTGATGAATTTATTCGAAAAAGATGCATATGGAATATTGAGTAAGATCTTGTCCTCATTATCTGATTCGGGAGTGGTCTCAATCACAGTAACCTGATACATCCTATTTCTTACATAAATGTTATCATCAGCAATCATGTTATCATTCTCTACATGCTCATAAACAATGCATGGATACTTTAAACTAACGTTAGCAGAAGGCTGGTAGTAAACGTTAGGAACTATCTGTAATAGCTTTCCATGCAGAGATAACCTACTCACTATAAAGTGTTCCCAACTGGATAATGATACGTGGCCGTACTACTTCGACCGATGTTACTCTCCACTTTTTACCCAAATACTTAACATAACGAATATTTGAGTAATTCTCGAATGAATAGGTATCACCTACTACTGAAATCATATTGCTCAGTATAACTCCTGTATTAATAACTTCACCATTTTGAGCATTGAATGATTGCCTGGTAATGTTCCCAGTCATTGCACGCTCATCATAAGCTTCCTCCCAAACTCCCGGAGAGGTCTCAAGCTGTCCTTTGGTGAATCCTACTATTCCAGAGTATCTAGACATTATTTACCAGTAGAAGGTACACTAACACTGGCAGGAGTTGAGCTGCCACCAGCTGGAGTTTGGTCAGTGATAGTAATATCAATGGCTGACTTAGGAGCCTTCAAAGCACCTGATAAACGAGTTTCATTCAAGTATGTATATTGGTTAAAGTCAATATCGAAATCGTCAAAGCTAGTTACTTCGCCGCCTTTAGTTGATCCAATACCATAGTCTGCAAGGTTAACAATTAATGCACGATCTACTGGAATGATTGTTGATTCAACAATAGCCTTGACACGGAAACGAGCAGCCATAGCATCAGCTGAAGGAATGTCACCGAATAGGAATCTATTTTCTTTGTCACGTAATAATAGTAAGTTGGCCATTAATGATGGGTGAACGTACATAGTTGGTTGACCACTACCTTGATAGTTGATACGTGATTTGATAACTGTACCAAATAAATCGTCGATTGTAGCTGCCGTAGCTTTCATGGTGTAAAGTTCATCATCACCCAAGATTGGACGAATGTGATCTGCTTTGATCTTATCGTTATCTGAAGGTTGACGGCCATCACCAATAATAATAGCTTTTGCTAATTCTTGAGTTAACTTAGATTTCATGATTGCTTGGACCCATGCGACAACATCAAAGTCAGTGATATCAATGATGTCATCACGATCTAATTTGTTACGAACGTAAACTGTTTGAGGTTCAGTAGTACGATGAAGAACTGAGTATACTGAATCTAACTTTTGGTTACCCTTGATGTACCCACGAGCCCGAGCTTTTGCGTCATCGGTAACGTCGGTATAAACCGTCTTAACACGTGAGAATGGAGTCTTGCTAGTTCCATCTAAGATCTGTTGAGCAGCCATATTTTGGTCGTCCAGAACTTGAGGAGCATTAGTATAACTCTTGTAATCTGGGAATAATTGTTCAATACCCTTTACACCATAATCAGTTCCTGCAGTACCTGAATGTTGTAGTTCTTTAGAGATACTTCCAGTGATATAGTCTCGTAAAGAGCCAACCTTTGCATTAGCAGCTTCTTTAACTAAGCTGTCCAATTCTGAATGAGTAATTGTTCCTTCATTTGCTTTGTTTCCTTCGCCATTTCTATCAAATACGTTGTCTTGCATAATAATTCCACCTTTTTCTGAATGTTGGACTTGACCATCTTTGCCATCAGGCGTTTGTGATTCATTGTCAGTATCATCTACTAATTGTGCCACTAAAGCTTCAACGGCATTCATTTGTTCATCACTAAGTGTGTTAAGAACATCACCAATTGTTTTATCACTATCTGAACTTGGTGCTTGTGGTGCTTGTGGTGCTTGTGGTGCCTTTGGTGCTTGTGGTGTTTCATCATCTGCATGAATCATTGTGTTTCCTCCATTTTCTAAATCGATTTCCTCAGCTGTTTCTTTGGAATGAATCTGATTATCTGTATAAATAATTGCTGATTCGCCTTCTTCATCAGAATGAGAGAGGACTTTTTCAATAACAGCACCCGGGTTAGCTCCTGCAAGAACTAAACTTACTTCATAGATACGACCATGAATAACGTCGCTTCCTTGCTTCTTGATGTGATTTGCTGCGATTGACATTGAAGTAATATCGCCATGCTTGATTAGCTCATGAGCCGAGTCAGCTTTTTCAGTATTGTTAAATGTACCGTAACCGTAAACGCCATCGGGACGATTCTCAAGCTGAATGTTACCCAGTACGTTAGTAGGATCATTATGATCGTGCTGCCATACTAATGGAACTGTTTTCTGGTTATTTCCAGTGAATGCATCATGACGAATTGTAACACCATCACTACACTGAATATCATTCTTTGTTACATAACCAGCAAAGTCATAATCATTAGACATACATTACTCCCCTTTCTAAATTTATTATAGCCATTTTGACAGTTGTCAGGGTAGGCTACTCACCCGGGCTAGCTACTGAGGTACTAGGTAGTGCAGTATCTTGGTTAACAGGAGCAATGTTCGAGTTTACCAATTTATCTGCATCTGCGTCATCTTCTCTTGGTTGGAAACCAACGATAGGACGGAATTCATTACTTGACAAGATTGCGTTTCTAGTAAATGTATCAGCAATTGTAGCAAGATCTTCAACAGGAACAAGCTTGAATGGATTACGATATGAGACAACCTTTTGTCCTTGAGAACGACCCGTTTTTGTAATAAATTTTCGTGTAAACTCAGAAGTAATTGCGCTGACCATAGGGTCAATAGTTCTTGTGTAGTACGCCAACATTTCTTTCTCATCAGCTGTACCATTTAATACGTTCGGGGTTAAACCTAAGGCACTGTAGAATTGGTCAGTCAAATATTTTACTTCGTCTTGAAGCGTTGTAATAACTGGACGATTTAATTGAGTAACTTTTTCAGTACCATCAATATATGCAACTCCATACTTTCCTGCATTAAGCTGATCTTCCAAGTCTTTACGACGCTGTTCAGCTTCTTTCTTTTTTGCAGGGTTTTTTAATGAGTACGGCAATTGGAATATTAAATTAAGATTATGTGTAGCTGCAACATCATCTACTTGGTCAAGTAAACTCATCTTATCAAGCAATCTGGAAAGCATACCAGAATTTCCATTAACCAATGAGTAAAAAGGATTACGAATAATAGCAACCATACTTTTAGGTAATACTATTTCCTTTGTTTGACCATCTCGATCATCGTACAATTTAACCTTAACATGTGAAGGATACCATTGAGTAATTGATCCTGTACGTAATTCTGTGACATCATATGATCCTGACATTTCAGGGTTCAATGTTGTTTTAACAGGAACTACTGCAACAATTCCTTCATCGAGTAGTGAGTAGACAAGGTCGTGTACGAAATCAATACTAGATTGGTCCATATTAGCTTCTACAGATAGACAGTTATCCAAGCCCGAGCTGACCCGAGTTTGATTCTGTCCCTCATCATTCACTTTAACATGCTGGATTTCAATCATCGATGCATCCGTAGCAATGCGGTTATAAACCACATCAGCAACAAACGAACGATTCCAACGACGATACGTTGAAAAACCAGGTGCTGAGGATCCAGCTCCTATTCCTGGATTGTACCCAGATGCTTGTTTACCCACGAACGCATTCCATGCATGAGATATTCTATCGGATAATTTCATTTATAAGAATGCCTCCTGGTTACGTTTATAAGCAACCCAAGAATCCATAAGTGCCGCTACGTTATCAATCTTTTCATCAGAGCGTAGCTTTGAAAGCTTGTAGTTGCCATTGTTATCTTGTATTGCTACAGAGTTACCCATAGCAAACGTCATTAGTTCTTCATCAAATATCAGCTTTCTCTCCATAGCCAAATTCTTGATTTCACCTAAAGGAACTGATTCGGTTCTAGCACCTTGAATTACTTTTTCCATCCCATACTCACTATTTTCTTGAGACCACTTTTCGGTGAACTCTCTAGCGTTGTACGGGTCATAACCGAATGACAAAACTTGGTAACCATGCTGGTCAACATAATTCTGAACGTCTTCTTCTACTTTGATCATGTCTAAGATTGGGTCATCCATTATTGTTAAAGTACCTTCTTTGACAAATTCATCGTATTTTAGACGCATTGCTTGAGGAAGCTTACGTATCTTTGCTTCTGATACATATGACCTAGTCTTTATACCAAATCTAT